ATGAAGCGCTTTATCGATCTTCGCGGCCAAGTCTTTAACGACGACGATTTGCCAATTGAGCAGCAAGAACCGCTTTTCGCATTTTTCTGTACTGTTACTGACACCTTCACCCAACTCAACGGCGTGCAGACGTGGGGAACCGCCAGTGAGCTTCGAACCGACTATGAACTTCAAGTCGGCAAGCTTGACGCTGATTTCGAACGACTGTGGGGCTTACTGCCGAACTGGGTACTAGCCGTAGAGCCCAGCGACCCCGCCGCCACCGAATAGCGCAGCCCGGCGAATTTCTTCGGCGGCCTGTTCCTCTTGACGCTGTTGCTGCTTCGCCTGCTGGTTCTGCAGGAAGGCCGACGCCAGATTGCCCATCAGCATGCCGGCGGGCTCTGCCGGCGCTCCTGCTGGCGCTGCGGTGCCCGCAGGCGCCCCGCCCGGCATGACGGCCATTGCTTGGCTCGCGAGCGGGTTGTTGAACATGCTCGCGACGCCCGGAGCAGGCGCAGCTGCTGGAGCCGGCGCGGCCGATGCGACGGCCGTCGACGCGGGGCCTGCCGGCGCACCGCCGTAAGCTTCTACAAGCCAGCTCGGCGCATTGCGGCCACTGCCACCCGCGCCCCAGACACCGGGCTTCCCGAACCCGATATGCATTGATCCTGGTTGCATGTAACCCGGGCCGGCGCCGAAGCCTGTAACGCCCGCTGCTTTGGCTTGCCTGACGATATCTTGGAAAATGGGAAGATCTTGCTGGTTCGCCCAGTCGAGACGTCGGCCATCTTTCTGGAAGAACACGTCGGCTGCGCCGCCGTGATCGTGGCGCACCGATCCGGTTCGCGGCCCGCCGCTGCCCTTCGGTGCTTGGCCGCCGGAAAACACTTCCATCGTGACGCCCAGGTTCGGCAGGACGCCGCCAAGTGCTTGCACGAGCTGCGGGCTCAATGGCTGGCTGCGCGTTGCGCCCTGATTTGCGTATCGAAGCCATTCGTTCGCCATTACTTAGCTCCAATCGCGGCTTTAGTTTCGTCCTCGTCGTCTGCTGACATGGCGTTCAGGATCGTGCTGGCCTCGTTGCCATACCAGGCCTTGGCCTTACGGGCGAGCGCCTGACGGGCGGCGGGGTTGTTCTCCCGCATCATCAAGGCCGCCGTGTCGGCATTCGTTAGAATGTCGTCCATCATCCGTTCATAGCCCTGCTGTTGCGCGCGGCGTACGCCACGGCGCACCAGCACCGATGCGATCGACGTGACAAGGAACGTGCCGCTGATACGGCCTGACATGTAGGCGTAGGCGCGGCTCTGGAGCGCTTCGGGCGTCAGAAGTTGGCTTTGCATACCCTGCGCTGTACCGGACGAATTAGGGGCCTTGGCGGCGTTGCGGGTGTCGACGCCTTTCAGCGCGTCTGCAATCTCACGGATCCGGCCCAAATGTTCCGGGTTGTCGCGATAGAGACGTTCCGCGACGGCTGCATTGGTCGGGTTGTCGAGGAAGTCTGTCAGCGCCTTCGGCGACCAGGGCTGCGCGCCGTTGACGTCCATCGTCGTGCGGCCGCCTGCGCGGGTCTTGCCCTGCATGATGTCCCAGAAGACTTTCCGGGCGCCGTTGACAGCTTCCGGCTGATCGCCGACGAAGCTGATCAGCTCGTCGATCGAGGCCGCCGGATCGCGAGACGCAAGAACGCCCTTCATGGCCTGTTCGGCCTTCTCATCGCCATAGGACAGATAGTTCGCGACGTTCGACTTGCCCTGTTGGGTCAGTCGGGTCGTAACGTCCGCTTGCGTGCGAACAGCTTCGTCCATCCGACCGCGCAAGGCGCCCGCGCTGCCCAGTTCTTCGCGCAACTGCGGGAAGCGGTTGAACACTGTGCCGTACTGGCCGAGATAGTCGGTTAGCGCCTGCGGGTTTGCCAGCAGATCGCGATCGCCAACGTCCTGCAGGATCTGGTCGCGAACGGCCGTCTGGACCCGCTCGTCCGTTCCGGCTTCACGCATCAGCGCTTCGAAATTGGCGATATTACCCTGATCGTCCTGAACGAACTTGCCGGCGACGGCACTATCCGGGCCGCGCGGCAAGCCTTCACGTTCCGCTAGTGTCTGCCCGATCGCGCTCTGCGGCCGGGTGAACCGATCGCTGAAATCGCGGGTTGCGGCACGAGCGGCGTCGTACTGCTGGCGCAGCTCGGCCGGAACGTTCTGATCCAGGTAGTCGTCGAGGCGGGCAATATGCTCGTCGACCAGACGGCGCTCCTGCGGCGTGATGCCTTGGCGGCGCAGATCGTTCGACAGCGCCGACCGAATGCCCATTATTTCAGCCAGCGGCTGTTCGCCGATCGGCGGCGACGGTGGCCGCATGATAGGGTTGCCGCTGGCGTCCAGGATGCCGGTCGGCTGTGCCGGTTGGCCCGGTGTCGTCAGACGCGCCGGAACATCACCGGCAGTCGGCAAGAGCGGCTGCAACGCTTCGGGCGTATCGGCGCGCACCTGATCGAAACTCTCGCTAAGCGGCGCAACGTCCATTCGAGCGGTCGAGCTGTTGACCGGCTCCCAAGCCTGCGCAACGACGGCCCTTGCCGCGTCGCTCGCGTCCTCGAGGGCGGTACGGATATTCGCGCCCCTGCCCTCGCCCGTCATGACTGGCGTCAAGGCGCGCGTGGCGTTTTCGAAGGCGGTGCTTGCCTGGCGTGCGCTCTCGGCGACGCTGTCCAGTTGCGCGGCGCGCGTTTCGTTGAGCGCCGACGAGAACTGGCCGGGCGTGCCTTGTGGCTCGATCGGACGCATGGCCGCGTCAACGGCCTCTGTATTGGCGGCGCGCTGGGCCGTATAGGTTCCGGCGTTCGGGCCGGACTGGCGGCTGTATTCCATGGCGGCGATGCCGGGGATCTTCGTGCGGTCGGCAAGGCTCTCTTGATAGCCGGGGATCGTATCGGAAACTCGCGGGCCTTCCGTCGCGTTGATGATCGACGTGATATCCGGCGCGTCGCCGGGCTTGGCGGTAATACCAGCGCCCGCGGCGAGATCGCGCATAACCGCATCGCGAACGACTTCGTCCGCATAGCTGCCGTTGCCGAAGAAGGCCCGGCCGATATCGGTCATGGAGCGTCCAACCGACGAACCGATACCGTAGAGCCCGGCGCCGCCAAGGGCGCCCGCCAGATCGGTGACGGGGCCACGCCCGAAGGTTTCATTGGCCGCCGCTGCGCCGCTGCCTGCCGCTGCTGCGAACGACGCTTCCTTGGCGAGATAGGCCGACGGATTGACCGCAGCCGCTTCGGCACCGAAGAAACGGGCAATGGCTGGCGCTTCTTTCGCCGCTGCCAAGCCCTTGCCTGCGTATTTGCCCATAACGCCGACAACGGGCAATGCTGCCGCGCCCATCTCTTCGCCGACGCGTTCAGTGACACGCTCGGCCATTCCTTCGGAACCGCGTGGCGGCTCGACACCGAACAGGCTTGCAACGGAGTTGTTGACCGTCTCGCCCGCGGCTTTCACACCTTCCGCGCTCGGCCAGATGTGCCCGATTGGGTTGATGTATCCAGCCGCATTGACGACGGCTTCCGGTGCGCCGGCCTGTTCCGCGCCCCATTGCGCCAGATTGTTGATGCCTTCGCCGAGTGCCTGGGGGAGCGTCAGGACGTTCGTCACGCCGTTCGCGACGCCGCGGGCGCCGGCATTCGCCAGATTGCCCGCTTCGGACAGGCCGCCCATAATCGTGTCGATCCAAGACGTTTCTTCGGGCGCAGCAGGCGTTGCGGCAGGCGCCGGGGCTTCAATGGGCGCGGCTGGAACGACGGGCGCGATAACAGGGGCCGCCGGGACGGTCGCTGCCGGGGTTTGCTGATATTTGGCCCACGGCCCCGTTTCCGGGCTGGGCGGCGCCGGGGCAGCAGGAGCCGCCGGGGCGACCTTGTACTTGTCCCATGGTCCCGTCACTGCACAGGCTCCCAATTGGTTTCGATAGCCGGATCTCCGCCTTTGAAGCGGAACCCGTCTTCAATCGTGCCGGGCGCGATCGGTGCGCGGGGTGCTGCCGGGGCTGCGGGAACGGGCTGGCCTGGGTTGCGTAGCGTCTCGAGCTGCGTCTGGCGGGTCCGACCAACCTGCTCAAGAAGCGCATTCAGGGCTTCCGTCGCGGATTGGTTGTTCCCCAACATGCCGCCCTGCAGGCTTTCAAGTGACCGCTCGTAAGCCTGGCGGCTCACCTCGCCCGATGGGTTGTTCATCTGTGCGACGCGATAAGCCAGATTGGCGAGCCCTGTCTTGTACTGCTGGATCGCAGGATCACGGCCCGGCGCCAAGCGGCTGAGAGCCGCTTGTGCCTGTTCGGCGGTGATAACCGCATCGGGCGCCATGTTTCCGAAAGCGGCCGACATTTCGCCAAGCACCGATACGGCGTTCTGTGCCGCGCCGCGTATATCGCCTGGTAGACCCGCAATGCCGGGGTTTTTGCCAAGGAGCCCCAGAAGGTTCCGTGCGTCGGCCTCCGTCGCGTTCAAAGTCGCTTCCAGATTGGTGCCGCTCGTCTTGTTGGCGGTCGTCGGGGCAAGCCCCGTTTCGTCCCCGCCGCCCTGTAGGCTGGAACTGAACGTCGTCGATCCCTGCGGAACGGGCGTCTGTGTCGCCGTATCTTTCCAGGTATTGGCCGTCGGGTCGAAGAACGCGGTTCCGGTCTTGCCGTCCGGGGTCCGGTAGTTTTGCGTTTCGGTTGCGCCGGACGGCTTGGTATAAGGCGCGGCGCCTTGACGCACGGCAGCGCCGGGCGACATGTAGACAGGAGCGCCAGAAGCGCCGACCGCTTGAACCGGCGTTTCGGAACCGACGATCGTATCGAGTAGCATCTGATCCGTCAGCTGTCCGCTGCCCGCAAGACGCTGACGTTCGACGGCCTTCTGTTCGGTTTCGGACAAAGGCGCGACGCGGCCGGCAAATTCCGGCACGGCCGGAACCGCCTCGACGCCATAGTCGACGGGATTGAAACCGGGGCGGATTGCGCCCTGCGCGACAGGGTCCGTCGCAGCGCCGAGAATAGCCGCCATCATAGCACGTTCGTTGTCAGCAGTGTTGTTGGTGATCGCGGTCGAAGCGCCAATATCCTGGCCCCGGCGGGCTGTCGTCGCCGTCGTGTCGATACCGTAGCGCGCCGTCGAATTGTTCTGGTCCTGCGCGTAATAGCCCTGCGTCGGGTTATAGAGGCCGGCCGCCACTGCCTGACGATCGAACACCGTCTGATTGAAATCAGGCTGGCCGGCGGCAGCGTAAAGTTCGGCGATGCGCGCGGCTTCGGCCTTCTTTGCTCCCGCCGTAGCGTATCCTGCCAAATCCGATCCGCTCGGCGGCGCGAAGGCCGCTGCCAGATTGCCGAAAGCCTGGCCTAGCGCGGGATCGTTATAGGCCCTGTTATTGACGATCGGCATTATCGTGCTCCATAAAGACTGCCGAGCCGCAGGCCCGGTGTTGCGGGGCGCGGCGTTGGAACGGGTATCGTCGTGCCAACTTTCGGAACGCCAGCGCTGCCGCCGAACAGGCTACCGCCCGATAGGCCGGCACTGGTTGCCACACCGCCGACGCCGCCGAGAATGTCGCCGAACAGCTTTAGGCCGTTGCCCTTCTGGCTGGCTTCGTCGAGTTCGAACGGCAGGACGTTCGACGAGCCGCCCTTGAACCCGCCGATCTGGCCTATCAGGCTGGCGTCGCGTGCCTGCTCGCGACCTATGCCGCCAAGCAGATCGCCAAATGACCGGAGATTGCCGAGCGCTTCGCCGGTTTCGTTCGTGAAGTTCCGCGCCTTGGCGCGCTGCTTGTTTTCTTCCTGAACGGTGATGTTCGACGTCGTGGTCGGCAGTGCTTCGGCGGCGGTCGGTTCTTCTGTCGTCTGGCCGGCGAAGTAATCGCCGAGCTTCGTCGCTTCCTGCTCCTGCTTGCCTTCGAAGTCCTGATACCGATCCTGGCTTTGCGTGTTGATCGCCGCAGCTTCCTGATCGAGCGCGCCTTGCCGAATACGTTCGGCGGCCAGCGCGCTATCGCGTGCCTTGGCGACCTTGTTCTGCGCCATGGTGTTGACGACGGTCGAGCCGGCCGTAAGCGCCACGCCAGCAATGGAAAGGGGATCGCACATCAGCTCACCTTCACTGCGCCGCTGCTGGGCGCGAACAAGCCGGTATTGTAACGGACGCCGGTCTGACCGCCGGAATAGTAATTCGCCCGCTCCAGCGCCGCTTGAGTTCCGAGCGTCGACGTGAAATCGGCGAACAGGTTTGTCAGTGGGCTATAGGCGGCGGGTTTGGACAAGGCCGACGATCGGGCAAGAGCCGCGCTTGCGGCGCCCTTTGCATCACCTGTGGCGTTCAAAGTCGCGATCAGGTTTGCGCGAGCGTCTTCAGTCGCGTTTCGCGCCTCTGTCGAACTGGCAAGCGCCTGGTCGGCGATTTGCTGCTTGTTGAGATCGTAGGATTTCTGGAGTTCGCCCGCCTTCTCGCCGCGGATCGAACTGTCGAGCGTGCCGTTCCGCGCCAACGCGAAGGTCAGCTGCTTTTGCGCGTCGCCATACTGATTTTCCAACTGCGGGTTGGCATAGTCTGCGAACGCTTTTTGCCGGCTGTCGAAAAACCCGTCATCGAACTGCTTGAAAATGTCATTGACGCGGGTCGTACCGGCGCGGATCTCGGCCTGCCGTTTTTCTTCAGCTTGCCGTGCCGCCTTGGCTTCACCGCCACCGCTATTCTTGCCGCCCATCTACAACGTCCGTCTCATATTGAAGCCCACTCTTTCGAAGCCGAAATGCTCCAGAAATCTAGCGGTGCGTTCTGAGTTGAAAGCGTTATCGTTTCCGCCGATGATTTCTCTCGCGCCGAGCTGAATGCTCCAATCGACGAAATGCTTCATCAGCAGTAGGGCGGCCCGAGAGCCCCGATGAGCGGGCGTGACGTAAAGCACTCTCTGAACCGTGAAAATGCCTTCCGCCGCTTCGTATTCGTACATGTCGGCCTGCAAAAAAGCAATCGCTTCACGCTCGCGCTCTACGACCCAAAACGTCGGACTGGTCGTCTCGATCCCTTTGTTGATGGTGGCGCGCGTTCGTTCTTCCGAGAACGTCCAGTGCGGGTTTGTCGACGCCACGTTTTCTCGCGCCATTTCGGTGATCGCATCAACGTCGTAATCCATCGCAAGCCTTACAAACATGGCTTCACCATCGCGAATTGAACGAAATCTTCGCCGTTCTTCCCGAATCCCGGAAAGACGGCCTCTTGCTTCAAGCCGAGAACCTGGAGCCAGCGATGCGCGTCGTCATGACCCTGCATGGACACAGCCTGGATGCGATGAACGCCGGCTTCCAGCAGCCGTGGGACGAGCTCGCGCTGTAGAAAACATGTCAGGCCGATGCTGATGCGGGGGAAGTTGTCGGTCGCAAAAAACAACACCGAGATAACGCCGGGCCAGACTTCGACAGCCGCGCCCATGGTCGTCGGTTCCCCATTGCAGAAACCGCAGATCACATCGTCACGGCCGCCGTAGCGCGCAACCATGAGATCGGCCATTTCTTCCCGCGTGGTCGCGTTCGACGTAGCGGCGAATTCTACGAAATCGCGCTCGCGCATGTTCAGCGCGACGTGGCGGATATCGTTGACCGTAGCCGGATCAATCGTTATCTGCGCTGCTCTCGTAATGAATGACGCAGGCGCCGAGACGATGGGGGCCGATCCCTTGGGATCTGAAACGGAGAGAGACATGGGTAGCCTGATGGGTGAAAGGGTTTTTGTCGCGGTTGTAGGTAGTTTCGTCGAAGATCCCGATCAGGTCTTCGGTCGTCTCGTCGATCGGATCCATTGCGGCTGACGCTTGCCAAAGGCCGCGCAATGCGACGTCCAGCCCCGTGAAAGTCTTCATGCGGGTTGGGTCATCAGCATCGAGATAGGGAAGCCAAGCTTCGGCCTCTGTCTCGTCATAGGTGCTGCCGGCAAGGCCGCCGTAGACGTAGATCGTGTTGCCGGATCGAAGATGGACGCGGCGATTAAACACGACCGCTTCGTCGACATTGAACGGTGCGGGTTCCCCGTCGGCATCCTGCGTCGTCATATCATAGGTCGACCAGGCGCTGACCTTGGCACCATTGAAGAATGAGAACACAAAAGCCGTATTGCGCATGATCAGCCAGAAACGGCCATTCTTAGGCTCGATCAGGCCGACGACCTGCCGACGCTCGTTTTCCGTCAGCGTTGTCAGCTTGGCGACGACCAGATCGTCGACCGGAACGCCGATATCGGTCGTCGCGGCCGCATTGGAACTGTCGCGAGCGCGCAGTGACCGTAGGCCGCTTTCGTCCAAATAGAACAGATCAGTGTCGCCGAATTCCGTCACGGACCGCGGGCTATCGGTGCCCGTGTTGTTGAGGATCTGGCTCTGGCGGTTCAACTCCGGGTCAGGATCGAAATACCAGATCTGCACGACGCGGGCCGCAAAGATCGCGACCTGGTTCTGGTATCTCGCCAAGGCCGTCAATTCTTCCGACCCGGACGTTTCCGACGACATGTCGATGAAGCCGGCGCCGACGACATCGGTTGTCCATTTCGTCGGCTCCTTAATCCCGGAAAAGTGTGTGTTCGGCCCTGATGTCGAATACATCTTCTGGCCGATCGTCTTGACGAATTCGCCGGGCTGATAGGTGTTCGTCGTGCTGGACCCATTCGCCATAACGGGCGCGGCGGGGGTCACTTCGAAGCCTTCCGCCAGCGTGAACGCGACGATATACCCATTCGAGCCCGGTCCCGCTGCTGTAGCGGCAATGCTGACTGATGCGCCAACGACAGCGGCTGTATAATCTGGCGGGGAAACGTAGCTGTTGATCGCCGCTGCGATGGCCGCTGCGGTGTCTTCGTTGCTCGACGCCCAAGTGATCGGAGCGCTGATGATCGACACGCCATTGACCTTGATATCGAGAACGCGCGAGGCCGTCGCATTTGCGCCGCCCGACATGGCCGCCGAGCTGCCGACGGTGACTGTTCCCGATACGATCGGAACGACGGCCTTTCCGTTGGGCGCTATGCCTGGAGCCGACGCCGAGATGACGACCGTCTGACCGTTCGACATGGCGCTGTAATTCGGCGTCGATATGAAAGAATTGATCTGAGCCGCGATGGCCGCTGCGGTCGAGATATTGCTGCCCGTATGGGCAACGGTGGCGCCAAGAATGTTCACGCCATCAATGTTGACGGCTGTAATGTTATTACCCGCGCCGGACGTTCCGCCCGTGATCTCAAACGAACCCGTCGCCGCAACCGCCGCAGAAACCGCACCGCCCGTCACTTCAAACGTGGCACGTGCCCGGCCATCGTACCAGTCCGTTACGCGGGTGCCATCGTAGAAATGGAAGACAGAACCGTCGGCAAACTCCCCGACGGCGTAGATCTTGCCGGCATTCAGATCAGCCGACAGGATGGCGACCAGCGCAATCGAAGGCGTCGGATGCTGCAGCCGCTGATAAGAAACGCCGAAAGGCAAACCAGCTGGCGCCGCCAGATGCCCGAACACGACGATCCCTGTCAGGTTGTAGAACATGCCGACTGTGCCGGCTGGGAGCTCGTAGGTCGGAACAAAGGCCGCGCGCTGCTCAAATTCACCGCCGCGCGTGATATGACCGTTCCGCGCTCGCACCAAAACGCCGCCCGATGTCGCTTCGGGCATGCGCCGGGTATCAAGGCCGCCCGTGAATTCGCGGATCCAGATCGTGCCCATCGACGGCCCCTTAACTGGACTTATAGACGGCGACGGGGCGCCCGCGGCGCCGGCAGTCGTCGCTATTGACGCCAAACATCTTATGCACGCGGCGGGGCATGAGTTGACCGCGCAGCTTGAGATAAAGAGCGTTTGCCTGATCGAGCTTCAGCTGGGCGTCCTTCGCGCCGGTCGAGGCGAGATATTCCGCCGCGCAATGCAGGACCAGAAGCTGCCCGTCTATGTCAGCCCGATCCGTATCCGCAACGAAAGGCTTCAACTGGCGAATGCCGGTGATCTTCAGGCGCCCGTCCAGCGACACGCTGTCGTAGTCTTGGTTCGGAACAGGCCAGACTTCCAGCTGTTCGTCTTCGGTGATCTGGACACGCTGAACCGGCCATGCTTGCAAATTCAGATCGCTGTCGTAGGCGCCGTATGCGTCGGCATCGATGCCCCAACGCAGAGGCTCGTAAACGCTCGCCCAACGGCTCTCGATCTTCGTAATTCGGGTGATGTCAAGATCGCCGGTCAACACGCCTTGCGCGTTCCGAACCGATCCCAGATCATAATAACGCTGGCCGGCGGCGAGATCCAGAAAGCGATCAACGCGCAGATGGGGCCAGGCGAAATCGTTCCAGAACCATTCCTGCTTACGCTGCAGGGCTTTGACCTGAACGTCACGGTTCTGCCGGTTATGAGCCGGATTGAGAGAAATGCGGCACTCGGCCCGCAGGTCGTCCAGCAGCTTGACTAGAGTGGTCCCGCGGGCCATGTGCAGTTTTCCTTATTCGAAGACGCTGCCGGACTGGCGATCGTTCATGTCCTCGATGCCGTCGCTGTAGCCTTCGCCGTCCTGATCAACAGCGGTCGTTTCGCGGGAAGCGCGGATCTTGGCGACGATGTCGGCCTTCTTCGTCGCACCATCGAGATCGACATTTTCGGTATCAGCAAGCGTCTTCAGATCGGTGACGGTCTGCTTATCCAAGCCGTCGCCGCCTTCGTCGGTCGTCTGCGCTGCAGCGGCCTTCTTTGTCGAAGGCTTTTCGCTGTCGCGTTCCGTCGGCTTGAATGCGCTTTCGTCCAGCTCGAGTTCTTCGAAGCTTTCGAAGACGCGAGCAGCGGCGCCAGGGAACAGCGTCTGCACGGCGGGCGCGCTGCGGCCGCCTTCCGGCTGGTTCTTGCCGTAGACTTCGGTCAGACGGGCAATTTCCTGGCGATGGGTACGCGCCTTGCCAAACTCGTTGACGGCCTCGCCTTCCAGCACCTGGATATCGGTGACGCTGTCGTCGCCGTGCAGAACGCGGAGAACCGCGACTTCAGCGGGCGTGACGTTCTCCTTCGGAACGATGGTCGTTCCGTCGCCCCCGACATTGAGAAGAATATTTGCGGTTTCCATGATCTGTTTCCTCTTGAGAACTGCGACGTGCGGCGCCGACCGAAGCCGGCGTCACTCATCAGGCCAGCGAATTGACCTTGTCCTGGGTCTTCTTCGGGAAGGTGAGATTGTAAGAGCCGTTGATGTCGACACGCCCGAAGGACACGACGACTTCAGCACCGGCCGCCCACGTAACGCCGCTGGTGTTGGTGATCGTGATGTCGGACGCGCCGAAAACGACGGTGAAGCCGCTCGCGCCCTGCTTCCAGACATCGTTGGCGACGGTGAGAACACCGCCGGTCGTGCCGAGAAGATCAGCTTGCACGAAGCCGGTCGGATATGCGGTCGTCACCGTAGCTGCGTTGGCAACAGCCGCGGCGAGAGTGAATTTCTTAAGTGCTAAAGCGCCCATGATAGAGCCTCCAATTGATGGGAAAGCGGGGCGCCGAAGCGCCCCGTGTCGGCCTACGCCTTACGCAATATCATACACGCCGGACGTGTTGAGCTGCTTGGCGATCATGACCGCCGTGGTGGTAATGCCGCTATACATGACATAACGGTCATACGGACGGGCCGGGTTGTGCTTCTTCATGCGCTGGCCGTCCATATAGAGAAGCTTCAGACCCGTGCGGCCCATGTCGATCGCGTAGCAACGCTTGGACAGGCCGAGATCGTCCAACGTCGGATCCCATTCAAGGGGCAAGCCGGCGTGGTTCGGGTCTTCCATGGCACCGTCGGGCTTCGCGCCGCGCCAGCCGGTCATGCTGTAGCTGCCGTTCGAACGAAGCTCGCGCTTGTAGGCATCGATGAAGTCGGAGCCCGCAAAGTAACGGATCCGGGTCTGGCCGTTCCGGTACTTCGACCGACGACGCATGGCCTGATCCATGGCCTCGATCAGCGCACCGCCATTGGCAGCATTCGACGTGATCGCACCACGACCGCCAGCCGCAGCAAAAGCCGCGGTTGCCGCGTCATTGCGCCACCAGGTATTCGTCACGCGGCTGATGCCGAGCGCCGTGCCAGCTGTCGGATTGGCGGCCAGAATAGCAAGGATACCCGCCAAGGCGAGCGGATCGGTCGATCCGTCACCATGGATCAGACGGTCCATCGAGAACGCGTAATCCTCGCCCATGCTGTCCAGCTTTTCGTCGAAGATATTGACGAGAGCGTTGGCCTCGCGACCGCTCATGGCGCTGGTCGTGTCTTCGCCCGGATCATCGTTGATGTCGATGCCGTCGATCTTCAGTTCCGTATGGGTAACAACCAGACCCATGTGGTGCTCTTTCCAAGGAGCACGCGCACGCTTCAGGCCGGTCGGGTTGCCGTAAGCAACCTGCTGATCGCCCGTATAACCCTGAAGGGTCAACCCGCCCTGGCCGCTCTTGACCGCGAAGGAAACGAATTCCTTGCCGCCTGCGAACTTGCCAGCGGATTTGTCGAACGCCTCGAGCATCGGCTTGTTGGCAACGTTCTGTGTCCAGACCTTACCCTTGTCGATGTAGTTCTCGAGCGCGCCAACGCCGATATCATTGATTTCGTCAGCGGAAAATGGCATGTGAACTTCCTATTCGTTCCTATGCGCTGCGCCGGCCGATGACGTTTTTCAAAACGTCCATCGTGTCCTTTATTTCCGGCTTCGCGCCACCTGCGACCTGGCCGCCACGAACGGGAGTAATCGGTTTCTTCGGTTGCCCGACCGCAGGCCGGGGCGCCGCCGCGGCAGGAGCAGCCGGCAAGACGATGCTTTTGTACGCCGCCTTGAGCTGCGCCTGCACACCTTCCGGTGTGTTCGGCACGCCGTCGCGGCGCTGAAGAAACGCAATTTCCCGCATAAGCAGCGGCATTTTGGCTTCGAAGTTCGGGTCTTTCTTCCGACGATCGTCTTCCCAGTCGGTTGCCGCCTGCGTGATCGCAGAGGCCGCGGTGGTCTGCTGCTCCTTCTGACGGCGCTGTTCCTGGAAGGACTGCGTCGCCTGCATGGAGTTCGACATCGCGCGGGTACGGCTGACCTCAAGTGCGGCTTCATGGCTCAGTTCGCCATTCTGGACACGCGTCTTGAGCTCGTCCGGGAGAACTTCACCAGCAGCCACAAGAAGCTGTTGGACCCACGGTTTCGCCAGCTTCCACGCTTCGACCGGATTGGTCTTCGCGAGAGCAAACGTCGTGAGGCCGTCGGCTGCTTCTTCTGCCGATAAACCGTTCTGGTCCATGAAGTTCTGGACGTTCTGGTAGCGAACGGCATCCTGTTCGAAGGCTTGCGCCTTGTCACGATATTCGTTCTTCTTGCGCACCAGACGCCGGAAATCGGGGTGCTTGCTGAACGGAACGTTCGAATAGTCTTCGTCGTCCGCGTCGGCTTGCGCCTGACCTTCGTCTTCTTCACCTTCGGCTGGCGAGGCCGACTGATCTTCAGGCTGCGTACGAGCGTCCACGACATCGCGGACAACCGACAGCAGGCCGTCGTCTTCAGTTTCGCCGGGGGTCGCGAGTGACGAATTCGCGGCAGCTGCGTCGGCCGGTGCCGGTGCAGCGTCGTCATTGGATACGGTGGACGGATCCATATCCTGAATTTGATCGTCCAAGTCGGGCATGAAATGCTCCTGTTAGAGATAGCGATTTGTATCCTATGTCGGTCGTTGTAGCAAGCAATGACCGACACTGCTTACGTGAGGCTAGGCGGTTCGCCTACATCAAGCATAACGGGAGGATGGCCTTCCCCCCAAAATTGTAAGATAGATTGGTGCGCCGGCATTCAAAACGGCCAGTTCTTCCGGCGATGGAAACCACGCCGTTATCATCGCTGACGTCTCAGGACCGTTCACCGCGCAGTTGATTTTCACATCGCGAATTGGCAAGCCATAATAACCTTGGCTTTTACCAATGACGCGGGTGGCGCCTTCTATTCTCCCAATTTCCATTATCATCTCCTTGTACTAAACTTGGTTTGACCCGAAAGAAGCCGAACTGCCGCCGGGGCCGCCTGGCGCTGCCGGCGCGTTGTTTCCGCCCTGCCCGCCTTGGGTATTCGGATCATTCATGGGGTTGCCTGGTGATGGCTGCGCATTCTGGTTTTGCGCCACGATCGAGGGCACTCCCGCGACGATCATCTTCGTCAGGTCCATACGATCGTCGAGACGGCGCAGAACTTCACGGGCCAATTCTTCCTGATTGATCGACGGCATCTGGATCAGCATCGGCAACATGCGTTCCATGTTTGCCACTTCCACGGCCTGATTTGGTTTTCCCGTCGACCCGGCGGCCACTTCCAAAAAGATTTCACCGGAGATTTCGGCAAGCGTCATTTCAGGCCAGACGGCACCAGGGCCGACGATCTGCTTGACGATCTCTTCCGACATTTCACGCTGCAGGATCTGACCGGACGAACGGGCGATCATGGTCAGGAAAGCATCGAGATCGTCGATCGACGAGCCGTCCGACGATGTTGTCGAGTTGGCGGCCAGCGCGCTTTCCGTTGCGGTGGCCTTGCTGGTGCCACCGAACTGCGCTTCCTGCGTGCCGACGACGAGCTGCGTATCGCCGAAGATCTGCCCCGTTTCGTAAAGGTTCGGATCGACGCCAGGAACCGGAACGACCTGGAGAACGTCGCCAAGCTTCGCCGCCGGGTCGAGATTGAGCCCAACCATTTCGAACGGCTTCAGGTTCTTGAGTAAAAGCGGGTCTTCCTCGTCGCCAAACGAGCCGTTGGCATAGGCCCAACGCGGCCGCGCCGCTTCGCGATGTTCGCGCATGCCCTGCCGGGAACGGTTGTGCTCGCGCTGCATGTCGATCATCAGCGAGACGTCGGACGGCGGGAAAAGCTCGTCCTCGCTCTCGACGGCGTTGAACGTCAGCGCGAAGACAGGCCAGAAGGTTTCGACGAAAACATCAGGTGCAGCGGGATCCCGAAGAAAACCGGCGTAGCCATCAGCCACGTAATAAACCAAGCCGGAAGGCTTGTCGTAGAACTTCCAGACGCAGACCATGCCATTTTTCTTTTCCTTGGGCGCCGACCATTCGTATTCGTCGTCCATGACGTCATTTGCGCTGATCTCGCGCGATGACCCGGCATTGGCCGTATAGCCCGTGTATCCATCCTTCAGATCCACTCCAAAGATTTCGCGAACTTCCTCGACGGTGTAGACGTATTCGATGGTGAGATGCCGGGCGCCGATAAAGCCGTCCAGGCTCTTACACATCTTGTCAGGGATGACTTTCGTCGACTGCGGGTAGTCGACAATCAGCCCCTCACGCAGAACGATTTCCGGCTCGCTCTGCAGCGATTGAAGCGAGAATTCCAATTCGGCCCGCTCGCCCGCATCATCGTCATAGTCGCCTTCGCCGATCTGCTCGGCGAGCACGCGCATATGATCGAGCCGAACCCGTGCATCGGCCATCTGTTCAACCAGACCGGGGCGCGGCCCGAGCTCGCGCTGAAAGCCAAGTTCGACATAGCCAACGCCCGTCGTAACGGTACGGCGAACCGTGGATTTCATGCCGCGCTTGAAATCAAGCGGCTGCTGCTGATCCATCGAATAGCCAAACAGCAGCTCAAGGGTCTTGCCAATCTTGTCGTAGAGTTGACGGCGGGCATAGCCCTGTTGGAAATCCGCGATCAGCGCCTGGGCCTGTTCGAAGCCTGGCGGCAGCTGCGGTTCCGGCTGCGACACGGTTCCGAAGATCGGATCGACTTCCGGCGGCGCTGATTGCGCAATCGCCAAGGCTTGTTGCGCCAACTGGATCGTCTGCATCGCCAGCTGCAGCGACGCCGGATTTTCATCCCATAGGGTGAAATCGATCTGCTCGCGCCGCTTGGCGGTCGCTTTCGGGTTCTTCGCATAAAGCGCGGCAGTCTTCTGCTTGACGTGACGGCCGGCGATGTTCGCGCGATACTTCTCGGCGCCCCACTCCCGTTCAGCGCCCCACATCGCGACTTGCATATCGCGGCGCATGCGCTTGAACGCTTTTTCGTGGTGGCGCTTGTCGGCCTTGATGTCCTGAATGATATCGGCCGCCAGCCGCTTATGCGTTTCCGGGGCCGCTTCGTCTGTCTTGTCGGGCGCGATCGCGTTGCCGCTGTCGGGCTGCATGGTATCGTCGTCCGCAAAATCAGACATTAGAAGCCTCCAGCCGCGATACGGGCCTTCTTGTCGTTGGCCCACCTGTCGCCAAGTTTGACCCAATCGAGAGTGCCGTAGGCTGGCTGTTGCTTCGCTTTCTCGGCGGCCCTAGATTTACTAGGTCCGAACTGGCTTTGCAAGCCAAGCCCGATCCAAGCGAGCGCATCGCAAAAGTCGTCATGAACACCGTTCGGGAAGGCCATCAATTCGTTAATCGCCTTTTCCGTCCAGATCTCATTCTTCGGGAAGTAGACCTTGCCCATCGCAACACGCGCGGCGATTGACTGGGCGCGTTGGGCCTTGTCGGCCACGGGCGTCACTTCGCGTATGTTGATATACGTTCCCGTTTCCAACATGCGCTTGCGCAGAAAAGGGCCAATCGATTTGCTGATGTGCCCCTTTTCCGCCCACCACAGGATCGGCTTCATGTTGCCACGGCCCATCGCAAGCATCGCCTCGACGGCCATATCGGTCTTCATCTTCTTCCAGACGCATTCCAGAAGGTAGATGTCGCTGTTCTTGTCGATCCCGATCTTCAGGAAGCAGGAAGGGTCGTTGCGCTGGCCTGTGCCGACAGCGTGGTCGGACGATGCGTAGATCCGCAAGTCATCGGGCAGCGTGACGCCGGTTCCAGGACCGTAGAACTTGATGTCCTCGCGCTTGAACATATCGCCGTCGAGCAAGCTGGGGCGCTGCTGATAAAGCGCCGCGAAGCCGAGCGGATCGAGGCTCTGCTGTTCTTCCAAGAAGTCCAGATCGAATTTGTCGGGGCCGTCGGCCCATAGGGGTTCGCCGACTGCGCGGCCCAGCGGATCGTCATCTTCGGCGATCGCCGGCAGATTGATGATCTTGATCTTCTTCGCGAGGCGCTCGTTATAGCAGGGGTTTTCGGGATCCGTCAGACGCCCGATCGGGTCGTCGGCATGCCAGCGAGTGAACGTCATAATCACCAGCTTCTTACCCATGCGGCGAGACATGGCAACCTTCGTGAACCAGTTCCACGCCTGATCGCGGATCGCTTGGCTCTGTGCTTCCTTATCGTCCTTGATCAGGTCGTCGATGATCAGAAGATGCGCGCCGCGGCCCGTCAGCGAACCGCCGCGGCCGACAAAGGACATCAGGCCGCCTTGCACGGTCTGCATGCGATCCGACGCGCCGCCACCCTTCTGCAGCCGGACGCCGGGGAATGCCTGCTTGAACTGGGCGGAATAGATGATGTTTCGGACGTCTTTGCCAAAGTCTGAGGCGAAATCGTCGTTATAGGTCGCGACGACAACATTCTGTTCCGGGTGACGCCCGATGAACCAGGCCGGCAGTCGCCGGGAAACTTGCTCGCTATTGTGTGTGACCACATGCCGTCGCCCGACGATGTAAAGGCCATCGGGGCGGTCAACTTGAATGCAGCGGCCCATTGTAGGCGCCACTCGGCGAATAGCTTTGACTGCCACGCGGCGACGCTGCGCAATCTTAACGATACGCTTCCGCTCCAAGCGAACCGGAATAGTTTCGGTCGGCTGGAAGCCTACAGTGAAAACAACCTTACGTCCCTGTATGCCCGACGTTGACAGCGCTGGTTCCTGTTGCGTGAGGTAGGGGCGAAAACCAAGAGACGCAGCCAACTCGAAAACGTCGTCGGCAAGTTTCGGGTCGCCGGTAACGAACCGGCAACGCCCTGTCTCCCGTTCAACATGGCCGTCGGTATCAATCAAACCCGCAAGAAGCTGCAGGCGCTGTTCCTTACTGGCACGAAGATACTGTGAGGGGATAAATTTCCGACCGTGCAGCCCTAGCGCGAAAAGAGCTTCTGATAACTGCCCCCTCACATTCGGGCGAGGCCCCGAATAAGCGACCGTTGTCACTCCAGTATCTTTATGCACCCAACGTCCGGTTTCTCGAAAACCGCTACATTCGGAAACTGCGTCGAACACCTCCATATCAACGCCAGTTATATGCGCTTTCGTTGTCGCACCGTCGCCGAGCCAAACACCCAGCGTGTAAGGATGCAAAATTTGAAGTGCGGTTGGATATTGCAAACATTCTGCGTCGGGCAGCTGCCAGCGCGCACGACCGCCTCGAACGCCAGGCGATCCGATCCAAACGTCAGTCTCCATCTGTTTCGTTTCGAGTGTTTGCGTCCGCGGGGGGTAGCAGCGACGATCGCGTACGGTCCATTCGTGGTTTTCGTGGCACCTAATAATCTCGCCGTTTGTAAACTCAATTTCAACGTCCTGCGGCTGCTGGTCGCTCACCGCTATAACGCGAACGGGCTTTCCATCGGGCCCGAATACCGTATCGCCCGGTTGCAAATCGCCATGCCTGACATATCCAACAGGCGTCGGAACTGGCGTATCGTGATCCAGCTGTTTTCCGTGCCGCGGCGGCATGGTCAGGATCAGAAACGGGATCTCGCCCTTCTCGACTTCCTCGATCACGCGCGCAATGGCGTCGTGATGCTTGGCGTTCTGATACTTCGACTTCTCGACGTCGTTGGGGTCTTCAGGGTCCGGCGAGGTGAACTTGATAAACGGCATGAACCGCTCGCGGGCGGTCAGCGCCATTTGCTGGCGCTTCAGCAGGCCAAGACGTTGCTGCAGATCGGCCAGATCCGTATCGGTGGCCTTTGCTGCCGCCTGTTCGGCTTCCCAATCGAAGCGCTTGCCTGTCTTCGGATTAATTCTGTGGTTTGACATTTTTTGCCGATACGTCGAACCGCTTCAGGATCTCTAGCATGACCCGGATATCGGCACTCTGACCGTTGACGGTGTTCTTCAATTCCTCGACTGATCGGCTAAGGCTGGCCGAGCCCTGTTCCTGAACCGTCGTGCGGTATTCCAGCTGATCTTGCTTGCGCGCTTGTGTCTGGATCGCTGTTTCTACGGATATCAACCGCTGGTCGCTGCGGGCGTCCTGGGCCGTTATGGCGATGTTGCGGTCCTTATGGAGCTGCGCGTGCTCGACTGTGTACGCGGTAAATTTACGGTCCAGTTCGCCAATCTGCGCAGCCGTGCCGCTGGCCGACCATACCCAACCGCCGACAAGGGTCACGATACCCAAGAGCGTCGCGGCGGTTGTCAGATTAAATTCGTTCTTGAAGACGGGCTTCTGAACATTCATTGGCGTTGGCTCGTCGTTCACGTTTCGCGGCTTTCACATGCAACGGTCTGTTGGCCGTGTTGGTTGCTATTTACCGACACAAATCGACAGTTTCTGGTAGTGCCGATCGAGATCGACGGCCCATGCATCGACCGCTGGGTTCTTGGCGCCCTGAAGCGCGTCAACTGCCGCGGCCGGCGGCGGTGTCAGCGGCGGGCAGCTGCTACCGGCTACGGTCGCGCAGCCCGCGCAGACGCTCATAGCTACCAGCAGGATCGATCGGCTTACGGTCGACTTCATCGTATTTCTCCTGGAGCTTGCGTTGCTGCTCAGCTTGCCTGGCGCGCTCTGCGGCGGCCCCGTCTGCGCGGATGTGACGATACCCGGCCCAAAGCGCGGCGATCGCTGCAGCAGCGGCCAGCGCGTAAAATTTGGTTCTGCCCCAGAGAACGAGCAGCCAGGTCATACCGCCGTCCTCTGAATGCGTCGGAAGGCGTAATAGGCGCCCAGCAGGATCGCCAGACCGATACCAGCGGCGAAGACGTATTGAACCGGCCCCTCGACGCTCAACAGCGCCGGCAGGCCGCCAAGCACGCCGCCCACGGGGCCAAGCACTTCAGGCGTCAGAAACGCATTGGGCTGCGGCGGGACGGCCTTGGCATCGCCACCGGCAGGAACCGGATCGGCCTTGACGTCGGCCTGCGCCGGTGCCTGATCGAATTCCTTTGCCGTGACGAGCGCCAGTGCATTACCGACGACACCCTTCTGCGGGGCGTACTGGCCCTTGGGGTCTTTGCCGGTGACGCGGATCGTCCAGCCCCGCCCGTTGACCGGGAAGCCGGTTTTCGGGTTGGTCAGTGATTTCAGGAAATCCATGCGCGCGTCGCAATAGTCGACGACAAGGGCGCGGATCCCGCCTGGATAGCGATTGACCGCAGCCAGTGTGGCCGGGCCGATATTGCCGTCCTCGACAACACCGACCAGACGCTGCAGCACCTTGACGGCTCGCGCCGGCCCTGAATTGACGCCGAAATCGAACGCTGCGTAGTCGAGCCCCGCCGGCAGCAGATCGCCGCCGCTCTGCGTCCAGTAACCCTTGACGTAGATTTCCGTCGCTTCCTCGAGCGTCAGCGCCTTGACCTGCTCGGCGGTGACGGACGGAACGCCGCGATGAGCGGCCAGCGTCTTGTGCGTCACGCCATATTTCGTTGGTCCGCCGCTGTCGGTCTTGACGTTGGAATAGCCGCCTTCATGGCCGAACATGAGCTTCAAGGCTGTTGGAAGTGTCGCGCGGGTCATGTCGACCGATCCTCTGTCGTCGGTTTATGTATGAAGCAATAACATACAGTTTCGACATGCTCCAGCCCCTTGGCTATTGGTTACGTCAGAAGTGTTGGTCCCGGCCAACAACTTGACGAGCTGGTTGTTGCTACATATCCCTTCCCTTCCAAGGGAAGAAGGATTTCACGCGAATGCAGCCGCTAATCATATCTACAATAGAGCATGACTTTCGGGCGGGTGGAGTGTTCAATTTCTCAGACCTTCCAAAAATCATTTACTCGGTGGAGAACACGCAGTTCTGCCACCTTGGCGAAATCATGGACAATCGCGACCGCCTGCCAGAGTTCTTTCGCGAAAGATTTGGAACGATCCCAGATGCGATCGTTCTTTATGAAGTAATGTACGACCTTACGGTCAGCGAGATCGTAGGCAATTCCGGGATCAAGCCGGTTCTTATCACCGAAGACCTCAATGTCAGGGCGCTCCAGACGTGCATAAAACTTGCAGTAGATAGATCCTCAGTCGTTCTTGCGAGGTTCAACATCATTGAAGATCTAGTCGGGCCAACATCTGCCAAGGTAGTGAATTTTCCACTGCACTGCGCTGATGACATGCTTGGCGACCCGGTTAGCCATGCTGAAGAACGGATTGTCGATTTCGGCTCGCTCTTCCACTCGCCCAACAACATCTATCCTGAGCGTTCGCCGGCCGATGCGAACCACTACCAGTACAGAGCGGAGTGGAAAGAACGGTTTGAAGCGATGTGCCCAGACCAGTACACCCATATTCGGGTGCCTAAGGAAGCGTTGAGGGATGAGGCTCGAAAATTCTCGGCAGGCTTTGCCTGCACATACTTCCCTTACAACTTCACGCAAGCGTGCAGAGACGAACAGGGCGCATTTTGGGCACAAGATAATACGCCGCTGAAGTTCGACCAAAGCTATTTCGTGGCGAAGTTCTTCGAAATACCTGGCGCCGGCCTGCTCTTATTGGCCGACACAACCGCAGTTGAGAGCTTCCTCGAGGAGTTTGGGTTTGCTGATCGAAAAAACTTCCTTGCGATAAGACCAGAGACTGCGAAGGAGACGATCGCGTTTCTAAGCGATCCGAAGAACAAGGACAAAGTTGATGAGATCCGAGCCAACGGGAACCGGCTCGTCAAGGACCGCCACGTTCTGAGCAACAGAGTGGAACTCTACCAAAAGGTGATGGCAGATCTTCTATGGTAACGTCAGCGGATCTTATGGAAAGTCGGGTCGCTGCGGCCATTGTATTGCATGAGGCGGTCATAGTAAGCCTCGGCGCTACGTGCTGCCTCATACTCAGTCGCTTCCCAGCCTACATTTGCCCCTGGCGGATGGGCTGGCACGTCTGGCCCCCTGCCTATCCATAGCCACGAACCACTGCGTTCAAGACGGATCTGCCCAACCATCACGTCGCCATCCCATCCCGACTTATCGGCGGCTCGAAAGGCGCCTTGGCCATCCATTAGCGTGTGCTTCCAGTTGTACCGTAAGATGGCGTCACCCGATCCGCTGACAAATGCCCGCGCCCTCTGCTAGACTTGTTCAGCCGAACCTAGAACGACAGCATCATCTCCGCAAGCAATGATGTCACCAGGCCGACTTTGCAACACGGGCCCAAGTGTTGATCCCAGTTGCCCAGTAGAAATAATTCGCGTCCATGGAAACGTGCCCGACACGACCCGGAGAGTTCGGAGCGCCGGGCGGAAGAACCCACTCGGTCAATGCCTGTCCATCGTATTCGCTGGCAGGCGCCCCGAACTTATGCCGTACCGACGTATACCCGTCGCCCCAAAAATGGTGATTGCCAATCTGCAGATGCCGACCGCCATTCCACTCAGAAACAAAATTCGCGAGAACCTCGAAACCCGTTCCCGAATAAGTCACCCCAATATTATCGGCGGCCATCTTATTGCGCACGCCTGCGTCGACGTGAATGTTGACGAGCGTTGCGCCTTGATGTTTGTGCGATATATCGCAGTCGATCGCATACTTCAGCAGTCCAACAGAGTATGGCTGTTCATCCGCGAGCCACGGGGCGTAGTTGTTATTTCGCTCCGTGATGTCGATAGACATACCTTCAACCGACGATATGAAATACGCTTTGCCGGGGCAGTTCTCGATCCGAGCTCGGATACGACCGCCTTGGATCGTTCCGCCTGGTGCGTAGTCGGTTGCATCCGACTTAGCCGCAAACACGATCAGCGCGCCTTTCACGCTATTAACGGCGCGCCCGCAGTTATTGATGCGAACATCGATGTCAAGCTGGTGCGGCGCAACACCTTCGCCATCAGTACCCCACGAAACAAGGCTTTGCACGGCGGGGCCGTAAACCTGGTTATAGTCGCCACGAATAAGCATACCCTCGCCGCGCACGAAAACTCCACGGACGCATGCCTGAACCAATCCAGGAGCCACAATACCGCGCTTCGGAAGAAATCTCCCAATCCCGTACTTCGTTACTTTGGTAGGATCTGCATTATCGAGAGACCCAACAAGCCAGTTCGGTAGCGGTGTGTCCAGCGTAATGGCCGGCGTATTTTGAGAGGCCGGGGCCGCGAAACTGATGGCCTTGATATACCCGAGACTTACGTGCGCGCCAGAAGGCGCGATTGCGTAGACCTCATCGTTCAAGGCGACCACGCCCAGCTCCCGCGTTCCCCCGCTCAGGAACGTGTCGTAGGCGTCAGTATTGTACGGTGCGCCTGGGACGGCCTTGTATACGAAATTCGTCGGCATCCCGACGTTAGCCGCATCGTCACTCGTGCCCTCGACAACACCCGGGCAGATGAACGGCGCTTCTTGCTCGATCCCTTGGAAATTGATGCCGTCTTTCAAACTGCTGATGATGCGCTTGGAACCGACGCGGGGCCGAAGATATGTCTCCGTTCCTACATACGCCGAAGCCAGCTTCGAACCGCAAAGCATCATTCCAGCCGTCGTATTCAGCTCGGCGTCGTCGATATTGATCCACCCGTTTGTGCAGTCGATAAAACTGAAGCCATTAACGGTATGATACATCACGCAAGTGTCGCCCTGCTGATTTGCCGCTTCGGCCGTAAGCATCGCTAGGGCCGCGGTTTCCGCGCCAAAATTGACACGCCATATACCGGGAGCAATTTTCGTGAACGCGCGGTAGCCCCCATCTTCCTCGAGAACGACTTTCACACGAAGCCGACGACGTTTCGTATAGATCGCCAGACGCTGGATCTCGGTAAAGGTCGGTTCCTGGCCCTGAATACTGAGATCCATACGGAAGTCGGCGGTAGTTGCACTTTTTGCAATGCATACGCCTTGAGCAAACGGCAAATTCACGTAGTCGTAACCGACCCCACGCAAATAAACACCAGCGCCGTTGAAACACGGAAACATCGTGGCGTAGTCGGCGCGCGTCTCACCTTCGAAAAGGATTTTCGATTGCTTCCCGAAGCCATATAGCGACTTCTCATTGACCGGGAAAACTCCGGTAACGGCCTCGCCATTTATAGCCGGCCAAACTTGCTTACGAACCTTCCAATACTTCAGTTCCCCGAAATTGACGTATGTGTTACGGTTCTTGGCGGCCAAGCAAGCCGCAACGACGGCTAGACTGTCATCGGCTAGTCCGTCACCTACCCCGCCGAATTCTGCCGGCGACACACCAGACGCACCGACCCACAGCCGGCGCAGGTTCTCGCGTTCAGCCGGAGTTAAAAACAGGTTCTGCTCGCCTTCGATAACGGTATCAGAGACGATCGTGTCGGAGACCGCCAACGTCGCGAACCCGCGAACCTCGATCGAGTAACCTTCCGGAGGCGGTTCATTGAACGTCAGCTTGTTGCCGACAGTTCCGTACTGGGTCGTTTCTTGGGGCGCACCCCCGATCGTGATCAGCAGGTTCTTCGCGGTGACAGGAGTAAAATCGAGATCGAATTCGGTCGCTGAACCATCACCGGTAAACCGGTTAACAGGCATCGACAGCGCGCCAGACACGACCAGATCGTCAACACTGAACAGCTCCGCCCAATAGGACGCATCACCAGGAGCATTTTGCTCTGTCGCAGTATTCGCACGTGACGCAGAATAAAAAACGCCCTCGTGAACGACACCATCACCAGCAACATACTTTTCACCCTGGATCCAGAGCCCACGAAAGGTGAACCCGATCTTCAAGATCGGGGAAAGCGTATCCGGCCCGACACTACCATTCTGCAGACGCCCGTCGGACCGCCGGATATCGGCAAGCGCAACAATCGCTTCGTTAATAGAGCGGCTGATATTGGCAAAATCATCATCTACTCGCGGAGCCGGCAGCGGCTTGGTCGGATTTGCGCCCTGAAAACCGCTATACGAATAGCCCGGCGTATATTTGGTAGGATTTCCCATGCGTCGGCCTTTCAGTACGCAAGAATGCACTTGTAGCGAACGATCGTAGGCTGCACGTTGTTGTGCGCCTGGCCGCTGCCTTGCGATGCGATGGAATGCGTGTGCGCCACGACGGTTGTCGTCGGTACGACGTCTGTTGGCGTTGTCGTCGACACGCGCTGGAAGGCGAGATCAGGACCGGACGTTCCGGTTGCGCGCGGCAGATCATGATTGTGGGTGCCGCCGTTACCTGTCGCACCGCCATGACTGTGAGATGGCATCTGGGCGATGGAAAGCGCTTGGCCTTCAGAGCCGCCTGTGGCCCCCAGCACGTCGCCATTGACGCCGCCGGCTTGTCCGGTCAGCCGATTGGCCGAAGTGCCGCCCATATCGTCGACGCCTGCGACAACGCGGCCTCTGTCATCGGGCAGCGTGAACGTACCGGACATGATGCCAAACCTGGCGGCCAATTCAGGATAATCGGCCTGTTCCAAAGTCTGGCCGAAGCAGGGAAGCCACCAGGGATCGTCAGGAACAAAGGGAAATTCATGAACCGTTCCGATGAACAGGGCGCGGATCGCTGCGACCTGCGCCACGGTCGCCAGCCCGTCCTCGATCATCCCCGTTTCAATTCTCGTGACCATGAAGGGCGGCGCTCTGTCTGGTTTGTCTGCTGCCGAAACCTACATGGCCGACACGCAAAACGCAAGCGGCCCCGCGCAAAGCAAAACCGCCCATCGCTAGTCGGGCGATGAGCGGTTTTCAGTGCCGGGGAGGACGGCGCTGGGGAGCTATTCGCTTTTCAGCGTGGCGACGGCCTGTTCAACAACGTGCGGCTGTCGGCGGGCATATCCTCGATGCCATCAGCATGATCTTCTGGGAGCGAAATGCGCTGCGGTTGGAAACGGCCCTGTTCAAGGCCATGAACCCTTCCTGGAAATGGATCCGGGCGATTGAAGCCCAACGCCCGTCGATGCCACCAAGGACGCCGGGCGGGACTAACTTAACGCCAAGAGTTTCGATCTTACGCAGCAAACGCTCTTCGTCGGCCTTGAATTCGTTTACAAGGGCGACCTTGGCCGGGTCTTGCGGCTGATAGCCTGCGACGGGAGGCCGGTAAGTTTCTGGTCGGGCATTGAAGTTTTCCGGGGTTTTGTCGGTTGATGTCTGTCGGGACTATGCGCCGTGTAGGCCGATGATGGCAATCCCTGACCGACAAAAAGAACGATATTCCCTTTCAGTAGCGTTTCTGCCGGTTCTGTAGATACGGACATTTCGTTCCGTTTCGTTTTTGAAGGAGAAATTTCTAAGAAAGGTCGAGAACAGGCTGTTCGGAAGTAAATTCGGGGCGAATTTTGCTACGGGTCGCTGGCACCGCTTCCGGATCGGCATTCGGACTACCCCCACGGGGCGGCCCACGGCCCAGCCCCCTACCCTGGCACCCGCCCGCCCCGCCGATCCGCACCCTACTACGTTACGTACACAGTAGTCACGACATATAGATCAATGGGTTAGACCATAGCATCGGGCGCGGATGGAGCGCAATCAGTCGAAAATGCTCGGTTCCGGCGCTTCATCGACGATCGTCGAGGGCGTGATGACCTTGGCACGATCAGCCGCAACACGCTCGAGCAGGCCGATCGCCTGCGCCAGCTCTTCCGGCGTCATTTCGTGTGGTTCCTTGGTCTTGCCGGCGTCCTCAGAGCCCAGCGTGCGGTCATAGGCGAGCTTTACGGCCTGAACAACGGCCCCTGCCGGCGTGCGCGGATCCGACAAGATGCGCCTATGCGCGTTGATCGCCAGCGGCAGCAACTCGTTATCGAGCGCTGCTTGTGCCGCTTTGTGGCGGTGTGCATCAACGGCGGGCCGCTGCAGCGCCTTGTAAACGCCAGGCCCAGATAAGCCCAGCTTCGTGGCTGTGAGCTGCGCATCGCCCGTCACTGCCATAGTCTCAGCGATGCGCCGTTCCGTATGAGTGAGATTACCGTTCTTGAGTGGCATGTTACGTTATTACCTTTCGCGAAATGCCCGCAAACAGTTAGTCGTTTCGGACCCGTAACAGAATTGAGAGGAAAATTATCATCGTTTGTATGCTTTGTCTGCCATCACTGTTGACATGTCATACACTGTGTCATACAACATACCAATCAACAGACAAACGGAGCAAACAAAATGTCACACTGGATAGATTACCTTCCCGAAGTAGGCCGCCCGTTCATTCGTAGGGGCGAAGAAATGGTCGAAATGGCTAAGGCCATAAAAGCGCTGGAAGTTGAACATGCGCGCGCCGTCCGTCAGCACGAAGAAGCCAAGAAGGCCCTGTTGGACGACGTGCTACAGCACTGGACACTGGCAGAGGTCAACGAAGCCGAAAACACTTGGGCTAAAGAAGGCTAACGCCTAAGTCTGATTTTACGCCCTACACTCCCGATCAAACCTACAACGAAGGAGACACGACTATGACCGCACGTATTGACATGGCCCGCAAGGCAAACCGTTTAGCCGCTCTGAAAGATCTTCAAGCGCTTGCCGCCAAGCTTGGCCTTGAAACCGAGCATACCGAATACCCTGAATGGCGTTCGATCACCGTTTACCTTCGCCATCCGCTCGCAAACGTCATGATCGACCTGGACACGGTCACAGAAAATTTTATGGCCCATTGGAACGCCACGCTTGGAACGGATATCCGGTTCGCTCGCAACTTCACCCAATCCGTCAACGAACATCACCGCCGCAAAGCAACCACACTCATAGCTGACTGGGACGCGTTCAAGGATGAACTGGAGGATTGCTTTACCGCCATCATTGACAGCACGGCATTCTTGGAACACGCATGATCATCCTACTCGTCGGAACCGTCATCATCGTCGCGCTGGCCTTCTCCATTCTCCCCAGCATCGTCGGCCTGCTGCTGTCGCGCACATATTGTCTTTTCAAACGGCGCTCCAAGTGAGCGCCTTTTTCTTGTCCCCAACTTGATACAAGGCGCGGCGGGGCGACCACAAGGAGCCGCCGCGCTATACGTAGTATAGGAAACCTACGCCACTTACGCCAACAACCTACGCCAATGAAATCAATAACTTACAAGGCAACCTACGCTCTTACGCCAACCTACGCCCCGAACCTACGCCTTCAATGATTTCAATGACTTACGCCACAACCTACGCCACTTACGCCAACCTACGCCAACCTACGCCGCAACCTACGCCACGCCTTTTCAGGCGAAAATGCCGTCACTTTGGACAGATTGTTCGATGGCTCCCGCCACCTTATAGCCGCTAATTCGCGTCTTTCGAGACTGCAGCTCCGTTACGATCATGCCCGAACCTTCCCAAACCTTCAGCAATTCATCCGCGCTTTCGGCATCAAATCCGTGATCCGCCACCATCCGCCGAACCGCGTATCGCTCTTTCGACTGTGGCGCTTTCGACCACGGCTCGCCCGCATCCCATGCCGACCTCATGGCGTCCAGAACCCGCCCAGCCACATCGGGCGTCAACTCTGTAACAGGGCCGACGTGTAGGTCTGCACGCGCCACGCATAGCGATGTCTCGCCATCCTTCAGTGATATCAGATCGAACCGGTACGGCTCATCCCAGCCGTCAGGCCCGTCCTTTTGCTTTTCGCAAGCAAGATGACCGATGGATGCGCCCTTCTTACGCTCGAGCCTGAAGACGAAATCCCCTGCCCCCAGCAGGACCGTCGAGCCGCGCATATCGCCAGCCTTGCCCGCATGGTGGACACCGATGACGGCACCGCCAATCGCATCGCGCACCGCGTCACAGGCCGCCACAAACCGCGTCATGTCCTTTTGCAGGTTCTCGTCAGCGCCGGGCATGGCACGCGACACGGTATCGACCACGACCAGCGCCAGCCGCGTCCCGTCCGCTTGGATTGCCTTGACGGTGCGCAACAGCTTGCCGATATCATCCGGGCTCATGAAGTTGATAGTTTGTTCGATCATGCGAAAGCGCTGGGACAAGGCCGGCGAATTGCCGTGCTTGCGCTTCCAAGCCGCGACACGGTTTCTGAAGCCATAGGAGCCTTCCGACGCGATATAGAGCACGCCCGCGTTCTCGATGGCCTTGATCTCGTCACCGTGCCATTGCTGGCGCCCGTCAGCGATGTGCAGCGCCATATCCAGCACCAGGAATGTCTTGCCGGCGCCCGGCGTGCTGTAGACGAACCCGACACTCTTTTGTGGAACGTGGCGCGCCAGCAGCCATTCGGCGGGCGGCCTGCTCTCGAGGTCTTCCAGCGACAGCACATCGAACGTGTCGGACGCGGTCGCAGATTTTTTCTCATTTAGGGAAATTTGGGCAAACGGGTTGTCAGGATTTTCCAGATCCTCAAACCAGACTTCGCCGATCGAGAAATTCCCGCCGGCACCGTGCGTCTCGGCGAGCTCGTATAGCCACTGCGCGCCGCGGCGATACGGCGGTTTCATGCGTGACCAGTCGGCCGCCACGACGCCAGGGTCGTTCTCGCCCTCCACCCATCGGTCGCACCAGTCCGCGAAGATATCGAACGCGTCGTGCTCGTTCTCGACGGCGGCCCGGATCGCATAGCCCATGTCGCGGTAGCTTTCGCGCGACGGGAACAAGGCCGACGTGTTGGGGATCAAGGCGACGGCCTTGCGCACCATGTCAGGATTGCCCCTGAGACTGGCTTGAGAGATGATCGCGTCGCCGCCTTCCTTGTGGATCGTGCTGGCGGCAGGAAGACGCTCGCGCAGCGTGTTCAGGAGTTGCGTGACTTGCTGCGGCGTGATCTGCGGCAGCTCGTCGAGCGGTACGATCGGCTTGATCCAGTTATAGGGCTCGCCGGTCTTTGGGTGGATGCCCTGGGCGACGAACTGACGCCCGTCGCTCAAGATCTCGACGCGCTCGTAGTTCGGCGGCTTGCCATCGGCTGCGATGTTCTCGCCGAAGTCGATGCGCTGATACTGAACAGGCCCGACCACGCGCACCAGATAGAGAGCCTTCGGATAATTGCCGATCCTGATCGGGGTTGGGCCAATCAGCTCATCCAGCGTCTGCTTGATGATCTTCGCGAACGCTTCGTTCTTCGTGTCCGCATCGATGGCAATCAGGCCGTTGCCGGTCTTGATGCCGACGCCGGCGCCCATGGAGTGCCAGCGATGATAGTCCCGCTCGTCGGCCTCATAGGGCACCCAATCGAACGAGAACCAAAGCCCGTTCTGGCCCTTGATGCCTGGCGTCTTGCCGCGGCCGTCCTGGGGCGTGCCGATACGCTTGAACAGCGACGAGCCTTCCGAGATCGGCGCCTTGGGCGGGATGATGGGGACGAGACGGGTATAGCCCAGCTGCGCGAACCGGGCGAAGAAATTGGCCGTGTCTTTCATTGTTCGATCGCTTCGAAAAAGGTTGTCGCGCGCAGGCTGTCACGCACAGAATTCATGTGGCGCTTCGCTTCCGCGTCGCACTGCTCATTGACCCATGACCGCGTCGTGTCGTCGGTCCCGTGGCCTCGTATGTGGCGTAACCAGATGGTCTTGCTCTGCGTCGTTCTGCGAATTGCGCTGATGGCTTTGCGGGCCAGCTCGTCGCACTTCGCCCAGCGCACCAGCGGTATGTCGACGTCACGGGCGCCCTTGCGCGACGCTGAACGGGATCGCGCGACGTGCGACAGGATCATGCCCAGCGCCACGACATTGTCGCACTGGATAATGACTGTCTCGACGTCATCGAGCGATCCGGCGGCATGGATCTCATGGAGAGCGGAAGCGATGCCGCAGATCTCGGCGGCGTTCGATGTCTTGAAAGGCCGACGCATCGGACCGCCGTAGAACCGGCCGTTCATCCAGCCGTCACGCTTGGCCCATGCGCCCCAACCGGCGGCGCCTGTCTTCGGGCAGAAGGATGCATCTGCGAACAGTGTCAGCATGACGGGCTTCATGCTGTATGCCTTTTTGGAGTGTCGGTCTTAAATTCAGACACTATCCCTTGTGTCAAGTCGTCTTGTCGGCTATTCATATTGCGCTCCCCTTCACGGAGTATCTGGCTTGTCGGTTGGATGGAAACGGCGCGTCTATCCTTGGGCGCGCCGTTTCTCATTTCATGAGTGCCGGGCAATGTAGACTATTGTCTGTTGCTGTCGCCAGCTATTTCATACGTCGATCCGTTCAAGCACCAGCCGGTAGCCCAGCACGTTCGCCAGGATCTCGACGGTGACGATGTCAGGCGTAGCACGGCCAGCCTTCCAGTGCGTGACCGATCCGGCTGTCCGACCCGTAACGGCTGCGACGGACATCTGCGATATGTTGCGTCGCTCAATTTCTTCGAACAACGCGCGCAATATCGTGCTGGAAGTGCGAACGGTCTTTGGCTGGAACCCGCTGGCGGCAGCGCGGGCGCTGACGGCTTTGAGCTGTACGACCATCAGGAGCTCCCCCGCTCCCTCGTTGCGGGCGGTGGGTTGATCTGCTCGATGATGACGACGCTCGGCTTGTACATTTCGAGGTAGCCAGTCCAATCCGCTCCGGTCATGTTCTTCTCGGAACGCATTTCCTTCTCGTCAGCGAACCGAACCGGCACGCCGACAGCGCGAAGGGCGATTTCGATCTCGCCGGCGATTGCCGACTTGCCGCAGCCTACAGGTCCGGAAACTGTCACTGTGATTTCGGTCATTGCAGATCCCCCTTCTGAGGCATGTAGAAGAGCGGAGGGGCGAGCGTATTTGGGCTGTCGAAGACTTGGTCATCGATCCACTCATCAGCCCAGCTGTCGGCCTCGCGCTCGGTATCGAAGACTTTGTCGATGATCTGCCCGCCGTGATGGATGACCCACTTACCGTTTGTGAGCTGCGCGATCCTCATTCTGCCTGTCCTCCGCTGCGAGGTCTGAATTTATCTTCGGGTGCCAGTGGTTTTTATCCGCCGCATTCCAGACACGAGGAGCGCAGTGGCAGTCACCACCTTTCTCAAGCCACTCAGGAGAACAAGGCTCCCATTGGTCCGGGTTTATAACCCGCATTGCGGCTTCGTTAGGCCACCCCTCCACCTCGTCCCGAATGCTCTCCCCCGATACCGGATCGATGTGGAAAGTATGTGCAATAGGTTTATCGGTCATACTTCGTCATCCTTGTGCAATGCCGCCATGCGGTCGGCGAGATTGATAAGAGCGCCACCGAACAGCAGCGCGGCCAGGCCAAGAGCAATCGGAAGCCCGATCAGGATGGCCGGGGTGAAGAACGGGTACATCATCGGCGCTGCTCCTGTTTCGCCAGCACGCGGGCGTACTGGTTGGAAATTTCCTGGTTGCGCTTGTCTTCGTCGTGCATGCTGCGCTCGGCCGATACCGCCGCCCACAACAGGCCGACGGACAGCACGAACGAGATCGAAAGTCCGTAGACGGCGTTTTGAAGTGTCCGGTTGCGGGCGGTGAAGATGGCGAGCCGTTTCTGCCGGTCCTGTTCCATGCGGACGGCAGCGGATTGGCATCCGGCCCGGCAGTTGCAACCGCCGAATGCTTGGGCGGTGCAATGGGTCATCGCTCCACCTCCAGCTTTATGATCGGCGCTTGCCAGACGTGTGGGCTTGTCTCCATGCCGCGTCGAAACAGTGTTGCTTTTCCCATTGCTTCGTTGATGTCGGCGCAATGACCGAGATCAACGACCCGCTCGCGGTCGCCGGCATTCTTTTGATCAACGTCAGCACCCTTGCCGGTGCTATAAGCCCAGCACTGGATAGTAGCTTTCCATCTGCCTTGCATCGGGATAATCCTTGTCGGTTGAAATGCGGTGTAGTCGAATATGTCGGTCGACATTTCAACCATCGCGGTCGCGGCGTCCCGTAAGGCGAGCAGCAATCACTTCATTGATCTTCCGCAGCCGGACGATGTCGCCCGTCTGGAAAGCCCGATCGTTAAGACGGACTTCGAATGTCTTTCGGCCATCCGCTACAGCATCATAATAGCGATCGACTGTTTTCAAATCGTGAGTAGTGACCTTGAGCATCGGGGAATATCCTTGTCGGTTGGATTGGAGTTCAGTCGAATATGTCGGTCGCCATTTCCGCCATCACAGGCGCGGCGACGACAGCGTTTTCGGGAAAGGCCAGCGCATAGGCCGCCGCGGCAGTCTCTGCCGTCCAGCTGTAGTTCTGGCCGTCCGGGGTGATGATCTCCAGCGTGACGACGCCACGCGGCGTCATGGCGTAGAGATTGATGATCAGGTCGGGGTGTTCGGCGCGCAGGGCGTCGAAGCGTTCAGGCAAAGAGATCGATGGTTCGGTCATCGCGAGCCCCCTTTGCTGCCAGCGCCGCGATGCCGTCTTCGCCGCGTTCCTGCAGATATTCGACCAGCACCAGCGAGATCAGGCCGGTGCGGTCGACGCCCAGACGTCGCGCCGTGCCGTCGACGATCGCCAGCATCGGCCGGCTGAGACGCAGCGAGATCGTCGGCCGGGTCTGCTCTGCGCGGGGCTGCGCGGCTTGCTTTCTCTTTTTTCGTGTCACTTCTTTCTCCGGGGTTGACGGCTGTCGGTTATGTATGACATCTGTATTACGTCTTGTAAAGCATAACCTACAGCAACCGACAAGAGGAAAACTATATGGCCGATACGACAGAAAAGCTTCTGCCTTGCCCGTTCTGCGGCGAGCCCGCAACCAAGGATCACGATAGCAATGGACTGGGCGCTTATTGGATTGTTTGCGATAACGTGCGCGGCAAATGTGGTTGCGAAGGCCCGTACTGTGACACGCCAGAGGAAGCATCTGCTGCGTGGAACCGACGCGCCGCGTGCGGGACGCAAAAGCCCGTCGCTTTTTTATCCGGTGCTTACCGCAGTGTAATTGAGGGGAAGGCGGAACGACTTCCGCTAGGCGCGGAAGTCTCTTTCGTCAATCTCAATTGGCCGGGACAGATTGAGCTATACGCCCAGCCTGATCAATCCTTGCGGTAGCGTTTCCCTCTCCAGCCGCCGGCAGTAAGTGGCATTCCATTCGCCCATGCCGGCAGCTCACAGATCAGCTTTTCGAACGTGCCGACCGATCCGAAGCCGCGCGGAACTTCGGTGATGATTTCGTCGTAAACGGTCGCAATAATCGGATAGCCGGCGGCCTCCGCCTTCAGCATCCCGTTCACCAACAGGTCGCGAGCAATGGCCTGCGTGTTGTTCTCGGCTATCAGCCCGCCGTATAGCCCGGAGCGTTCCCAGCGCTTTGTCTTGCCGTTGACGCCCAGAAACGTCACCTTGGCCGACGTCTTGCCTTCGATCTTGATGACGCCCAAACGCTCGCCACGTTCGGCAGCATCCCGATCCATGACCTCGCTATCCGACCATGTCCCGTCCGACAGCTTGACCTTGGCCCAGACCTGATCCTTCAGGCGCGGCGACGCATAAGTCAGGCAGCGGCCGGACGGCAGACGCGCCAGCAGGAAGCCATGCTTGACGATATAGTCGACCTTGGCCGCGCGGGTGATCGATCCTGGAGTTTCGACAGCCTCGCGGACTGCCGTTTCCAGATCTTTCCAGGATTGGGCGATCGCCGGATTGGAAGCGCGCCAGCCAAGCTTGATGATCTCGCATGCCAGCCACGCCTCACGCGATAGAACAGCCGTCGCGCTCAATCCGCGCTTCGCTTGGCCCTCGTAGCGCTTCACTGCCTTCTCGCGGCGTTCTTCGCCGGTATTCTCCCAGACCGGCGCATAGAGCGGATCCAGTTTGACGTTGTAGTTTCGGGACATGGAATAGAAGGCCGGCACACCTCCACCGAAACCCATGCTGAGTTCTGAAACTTTGCCTACGGCTTGTCGCGCCCAGTGTTTTTTCGTTACGACCTCAGTTGTCAGGTTGAGAATGTCAGCTGCGGTGCGGCGATACATGTCGGGCAGCGACGGGTCGGCGATGATGTCGAACAGCGCCTGAACCTTCCAGTCCTCGCCGGCTGTCCAAGCAATGACCGCGCCTTCGATACCCGAATAATCGGCCTGCATCAGATCGTGACCGGGCGCGGCCCAGATGAAGCCGCGGATCGCGTCGGATACCAAATGCAGCGGGCGGCCCAGCATCGGGCCGTACAGGAACTGCAACAGCTCCGGTTCTTCCTGCCGGAAAGCTTCGAATAGGACGTCTGTACGCGGCTTCGCATCGTCATATTCGCGACGCGGACGCGGCAGGTTCGACGTGTTCACGCCCGTGCTCTGGAAACGACCCGTGCCGGCGCCATGATACATAGAAGTCCCGCGGACGCGGCCGTCCTCGCTTGCGCGGTTCAGCATGGCTTGCAGTTTCGCGACAGACGTCTTGGCGGCCTCTTGGCGCAGCTCGAGGGCTTTCCGGACGTTGTCGGGTATATCATCGAATTCCAGCAGATCGGTTATTTCGGCCTTGCCGGCGCTGTCCAGAACGACGCCCTGGTTTTGAACCCATTCGACCAAACGTGTCGCCTGGCTGCAGGCCGTTACATAGCCGTTGGTGGCGACCTTAATTTCTCGATCAAGAACCTTTTTTGCCTTGTCGGCCAGTCGTAGCGCTGCAACTGCGCTACGGCGATCGATGCGGATCCCGCGCGAGTTGATGATTTCGTTCAGCGTGTAGACGGCCTGTTCCGCGTCGGAGAGCGGCAGGATACGGCGCGCGGCGGCTTCTTCTGTCAGTACGTCTTGCTGGCGGTACTTGATGAACAGGGCGTAATCTTCGGGGTGGTCTTCCGGTTCGTTCCAGTAAACGCCGTCAGGGTCTTCGTCCTTGCGCGGACGGCGTGGGATAGAAAACTTGCGGATAAGGCGCGCGCCCTCTTTGTCTTTGCGGATCTCTAGCCCTAGCGCCTCGCCGACGCCGTCCAGGCTGCGGGGCAATGTCATGGCCGCCGCTTCGGCCGCCGTGCAGCGATAGCGGTCAATCGCGGGCAGCGGCCAGCCGTGTCGCTTGTGCAGCTCCTGGAAGCACTGCCGCTCAAAAGCGGCGTTGAACGCGCGAATATAGCCGCCGCTTTCGATATGCTCACGTAGATCGTCAGGGCAAGGTTGGCCGTGCTCCCAGTCGCGCAGCAGCCCATCATCGATCCGGTAGCTGGCGCCCAGCGCACGAAAATGTGGTGATGCAAAGTAAGGTCCGGTCCCGCATTTCTTCAGATCGACATCAGAACGCGTTTCGAAGTCAATTCTCGCCTCAGACATGACGCCAGTTCTCTTTCCGTTTGATACGGCTGATTTGCGTGCGGCTCACGCCGAAAGCCGCCGCGATATCATCGTGACGGCCGGGGAGCGTTCGTATTCGCAGGACTTCAGTTTCGGTAAGTTTGTGTTGTGCTATCCGTTCGCCGACAGCGAGCGTGCCGGCAATTCGGCTATCTTCTCGGTTCACGGAGCGCGTGCCGTAATCAAGGTTTTCGGCACGGTTATCGTGAGCGTCGCAATTCAGGTGACGACCTTCCATGCCTGCGGGACAGGGACCGAGAAAAGCGGCTAGAACCAAGGTGTGGACAGTGAATGTTGTCTTGTGACTGTTCCGCGATAGAACGACCATAAGATAGTCGCTGCTTCCGCCGGAACAGAAAGCCCTTATTTTACCCCTATAGAACCGGCGCTCTTTCGTTCCCCACCGGCCGATCAGATCAACGTAGCGGTCAACTGAACGGACCCGGCCCAGATCCGAAACTTCGTATAAACCTTCGAACCCAACTACAGGAAGCCAGCGTTCCTCGCTCATTGTCCGCATCCCCGCAAAACCGCAGCGGCGAGAGCGACGAACCCCCAGACGACGAATGAAAGCGGAACCAGGAAGGCCGCCGCTTCGACAAAGTTAGTCCCGCGCTTCATGCGAATGTCTCCTGTGTCGATCGTGAAATCAGACGCGCGATTAGTCGAAAATGCTGCCCGTGCTGATCGGCTGTGGTGCTTGGACTGGACGTGGCTCAATAGCCGCCCGGATCGCCTCTACGACGTCGGGCCGGGTCTGGACGCTCCAGCTATTGCCGTCGCGCGAGAAATTGGCCTGGTAGCCGTCTGCGGCCGGCCAGACGTTGAGCCGGAAACCGCCCTGTGAGGCGGTTTCCCTGATGAGATCGTCGAGTGTCATTGGTGGACGCTCAACTTGCCGATCGCTTCGATGATGGCGTCAGGAGTTTCCAATACGGAAACACCGACAATTTCATCGGCAAACGCCGCCGCGAATGCGATTGACGTTGCGGGGATACGTTCTTCTGCGTATCGCCCATTTTCCTCACGGAACATAACGGCAGAGAATGTCGTCATATGCGCGATAAGCTCGACGTTCACCCACACAGGTACGATCTTGTAGTGTTCGCCCTTGGCAGGCAGTTCGTAGCCGGAAAGCTTGATGAACTTGCTCATCCGAAGATCCCCAGAGCGTGACCATAGATGTCGCGAACGTCCTCAAATGCGTCGCGTGTGGCCTTGTCCATCTTCCGAAGCTTGAGCATTTCGGCGACGACTTTCATATCGTACCCTTTTTGCTTCATCTCTCCTTTGATGTCTTTGATATCGTCGGCGATGCCAGCCTTGTCTTCCTCGAGGCTTTCAATGCGATCGAGGTAGCCGCCCAGTTCCTTGCCGGTGTCATTGGCGGGGCGAGGCTGGCCGTCGGACGTTGGCGGGTTTTTGCCGCCCGCGATTTGGGTAGGATCGAAGATGTCAGCCAATGTAACCTCCCATGTAGGAAGCAAGGCCGAGCCATACGATGAGCATGACCAGCGAGTAGGCCATCCTGGTCGCCTTGCCGGTCATCGCCGAGTAGAAGAACCCGATGAAGGCGCCAACGGCCAGAATGCAGAAAATCCAGAACCACATAATGGTATCCTTTCATGTCGATTGGGGTGAAACGTCGGCCAATGTAGGCCGACGTCGCGCTTTATAACCTACAACTGTCATCCAAAAAGTCCGCCCGCGCCTGCGCCGGATTTTGTTTCGGCTGGAGCATCGCCCTCGTCGGACAGCTTTTCGAGGAACTTTTCCGGGTCAGGCCCGCTACCGGAACCGCCGAGAACAGCAGCGCCTTCGGCCTTCGTATGCAGCTGGACGATCGACACGCCGAACGAGATACCTTTGCCGTTCTTCTTGTTCTCCCAAGCGAAGGCGTTCACGACGCCCAGGGTCTTGGAACCGGAAGGGATTTCGCTCGGATCAGTGATGCGGCTGACGCCGTTACGACCGAACACCTTGGGCGGGAAATTTTCGCCTGATGTGCAGCGGATAAACGTCTTGCCCTTCAGTTCTGGCCGCTGGTTGCCTTCCTGGTCCCGGCCCTGCTTGCTGTCACCGTCGAGGAACGGCGACTTGATTGTGCCATCCTTGATCCATTCGCGAACCGGCTTGCCCGGCCATTCCGCTTCGGCGGCCTCTAGTGCGTTTTGGTGCAGTTTCGAAAGATCCTGCTCCTTGTCGAAGATGAACGTGACGCCGTACCCCTTCGTCCCGTTTTCACGTTCACGCGCGGTAAACAGATCGCGGGTATAGCTGGCGATGTTCACGGGCGTTTTGATGTCTTCTGCTCTGCTTCCCATTTCGATGTCCTTTCAGTCGAAAACATTGGGTTGGCTGTCCAAGTTGGACAGATGCTTGTGAACGCTCGGCGTCACCGCCGCGCGGGTCGTCTTCGTGGTGCGAACCAGGTTGGTTCCCTTGCTTTCGGAACCGGATAGTTCCTTCAGCTCGTCGGCGACGGCGGCCTTCTTGGCCTTGATCAAAGCGTCGCGGATCTGCTTCGGCGTCCGGGGCTTCGGGTCGTTCCAAACCTTCTCGGCGGGCAATCCGGCCGCTTCGGCCTTTGCCGCCGCCAGTTTGGCCGACGCGTCGTCGTTGAACTTCTCCCGGCCCTCTTTCGGCACCAGGATATAGTTCGGGATCTCGACGCCGCTCTCTGCCTCTGCGTGCCAGTAGGCCCGCACGGCATTGATCCAGTCGCCGATCATGTCGGCGGCGTCGAGAAGTTGCGAGGCACGCTCCGGGGAAAGCGTGTCGGGCGCGTTGGATATGCGCGGCTGGTCGAGGTCGTCAAACCAGACACCAGCCGCGTCGAGCGCCCGTTGTTCTAGCGCCGGGCAGAAACCCGCCGCCTTACAAAATTTGCACCATGGGCCAGCGGCCAGATGCGCCGCATCCCATTCGGCGTGACTGACAGTCTGACCGACCTTGTCGTAGTCTGCCAGAGCCTGAGCGGATCGCTTCATCGCTGCCATCAGATCCGTCGTCCATTCCACCAGATCGGCGACATGGAAAGTTTCGGACCTGATACGGCCGTCCTTATGCCCTGCCCGCGGCTGAACGATCGTCACCTTGATCATGTCGACCTTCAGCGACGGGTTCGCCAGCATGGCGCCAAGGCCATACGTGCGCAGCTGCGGGTTGCCCTTGGCTTCGACCACGACGCCCCGCCCGCCCTTCAGATCGACGACTTCAAGAAGCCGTTCGGTCGGATGGTAGATGACGGCGTCGCCCGTGCCGCCCGCTTCGAAAGGCGGGTTGAGCGCGGCGAGCGAAAAGCGCTGTTCGATCTGCAGCAAACTGGCCGGATTGGTCCCTTTCGGAGCCGCTGCGATTGTCTGCTGCCTGACGTAATCGACGTAGACCTGGGCCGTTTCGGCCATTTCTTCATCGACTTCGAATTCGTGCTTTTTGCCTTTCTCGATCGTGCCGATGTATTCCGACGCCTGCGTTCCCTGCCGCAAGCATTTCTCGGATATCTGGTGGCAGCAAGTGCCCCAGTCGGCCGCCTCGTTGGTCGTCTCAGGCAGGCCCATGGTCAAGGCCAGCGCACCGCTGCATTGCCAGTTCCTGTCCGTTGACGACGCACTCCAAGTAGCGTGATCGCGTTCAGAATGGTTGGACATGAGGCCAATCCTTTCCGTTAGCTACCCATCTCGCCGTTCTAACTTGACAACCGGATATAGCTGCCGCTTCTGCGGGAGATATCTGGCGAGTGCGAAGACTTGTTACCAAGTCCTCTGTCAGTTTATGATTGGTTTGTCGGGTGCCCCTGTTATGGGTTCCGTGCCTAAGCCGATCGTGTTGGTTTTCGGCCGTTGTGTCCCAACGCAGATTTGCAGCTGCGTTATCGGTTTTCACGCCGTTGTTATGGGCGACTTCCGGCAGGTTTTCAGGGTTCGGGATGAAGGTTCTAGCGATCACCTGATGTACACGAACAGTACGCAGGCCCTTACCACTGCCGTTCCCTACATAGAGATACCCCTTGGCCCCTACCGTCGGCTTCATTTCGTGCGGCACTGGCCGCCCGAACCGAGCCTTAACGATCCGCCAAACCCGTCCATCGGGCGAAGCGCCGTAATTCGGGTCAAGGGGGTAAGGCTTTATCTCCACGATCAAACCGCCGTCCGCTTGAGCGGGTTCAGCTCGACGGCCTTCGTCCAGATGGTGACGGTCTTCTTCAGCTGGTCTTGCGAGGCACCGCCCAGTAGCGACAGCTTCCAATAGGGTTCGCCTTCTGGCGGGGCGCCGAGCGCTTCGACGAAGATCTTAGGGCCGTCTTCCTGCGTGGCAGGCAGGCCGTACTTGTCGACGTACTGGTTGATCACGGCCTTGACGTCGTCGACCGTCAGCGGCTTGTCTTCGCTGCGGGTCTGCTCGACTTCGGCCTGTTCGTCGGCCTTGTCTTGAGCTTCGACGTTTGCCGGATCGACACGTTCTTCGCCGGTTGAAATGCTCTGTTTCACCGCGGCGTCGATCGACGAGAAGCTGTCGGTCGTGTTTGCCTGATCGGCAGCGTCGGCCGCTTCGTCTTCGGCGATTTCTTCCTTGGTCCGGCGGGCGCGGCCAGGCGCAGGCTTGCCGCGTTCGCGGCGAACAGCCGTCTGGGCTTCACTCTCGCCAGCGCGCGGGGTGTTCGTGACAAACCCGGCAGACTGGCCGCTTTCGTCGGTCGGCGCTTCGGCGGGAGCCGGCGAAGGCAGCGCCACCGATGACAACAGGCCGTCGGATAGACCCTTCAGCTCGCGCAGCGCGTGTCGGGCATCGTCGCCCAAGATTTCAATTCTTACTGTCACTGTGCTATCTCCTATTTGAGCACTTCACGGATCGCTGCCCATAAACGGAGCAGGATTTCTTGCAGGGCCTCGTCGATCGATCCTTCCAGCACGCATACGCGAACGATCGCTTGTCGCGTCTGGCTGTGGTTCGTGATGCGGAGGCTCATCTGCTTCATGGATTTCGGCGAGAAGGTCGTTTCAACGAACCAGAGCGTCGCCGCGCTGGAAAGATCGATGGCCTCGCCGGCCGCTTCGATCTGCCCAAGGAAAACCCGACATTTCGGGTCGCTGAGAAAGGCTTGTTCGGCCTGTTCGCGCTGGCTGGGCGACGACGAGCCGTCAATGCCGGTCACGCCATATTCAGCAAGGCCGTCGCGTAGGATCTGGCCGACGTCCTTGTGCCAATAGGCCAGAACGATCTTGTCGAGCCCATTATCGAATTCTTCCTTGACGGCATCGATGACGGCGCGAGCCTTGATCTCGCCTGTGATCCGGCGGATCGGGCCAAGATGCATGTCGAGCTTGCGCGTGTCGCCGGACTTCGCCGCTTCCAGGATCTCGGTTGCAACCAGATCGCCCTCTATCTCGCGCAGCATTCGCGGCGAGACGGCGAGCGGCAGCGTTTCGTATATCGGCGGCTGGATACCGACGTTCTGCTGCGTGCGCAGGAGAATGAAGCCCTTCAATCGGGCGTTCAGTTCGGCTTCGTTCTTGCCGCCCATGATGACGACTATCGAGCGCCAAGCCGACAACTTTTTCGGACGCCACTTGCAATAGCGGTCGCGGAAGTCCTCGTATTTCGTGACGTCCGGCCATCCTTGCGCCGGATCGGCCAGAAGCCGTTCCGGGCATAGCGCCCGCATCATGGGATAGATGTCGGACGGATCGTGCGGCAGCGGTGTGCCAGTCAGGCACCAGACGCCTTTAGCTTTGCCCACAAGGGCCGTCGATTGGTGCAGGATCTTGCCGCCGTCGAGCGCCGTGCCGTAGACTGATTGTGTACGCTTGGCTTCGAAGTTCTTACCGTAGTGGGCTTCATCGATGATGAGACGATCCCAAGTCTGCGATAGGAGCGCGGCGCGGGTCGTGCCGTTCGTCAGTTCCGGCCAGCCGACGATCCGCAGCTTGTCTCGTTGGAACGTCGACCATTGCTTGAAGGCGCGGCGCCAGACCGGGCGACCGGAGGCCGTGGTGACAACCAAGATGCTATCTTCGAAGCGATCATCAGCGGCCATGATGGCCGTGCCGGTTTTCCCAACCCTTGGTTCGTCTGCCAGCAAGGCGTGCTGCTGGCTGGAGAGCCAACGGGCGCCTTCTATCTGATGTGGGAAAGGGGTTGGCATGTTCGCCGTGTTCCTTGCTTGCGTAAAACCAGTAAAACCGTGTCAGTCTGTCGGAACTTGTATGCCGCAATGTCCTACACTTCAGACACGCTGGTCAAGCCTTTTTCGCTAAAGATCTAACTATTCTGCTCGCGAATGATGCCGCGGCAGAACGGGATATCGAATAGATTTCGGACTTGCCGCCGACCGTGAGATATAGCTGCACATCGCCATCTTCGCGCAACGACGCCAAGGCGAGATCAATTCGACGGTTCGGATCGCTGTCACTCAAAGATGCCTCCTGTCGGCTGGCTAACGTTCCGTACGCGGATCTCCATCCGTGGCTTCTCGCTATAAAACTTCTGCACCCGACCCTCGACGATCTGCGCGTCGTCGGCCCATACCACCAGGTTCAGCGCGTCGAGGATCTTGCCGAAGTTGTCCCAATCCGGCTTTTTCGTCGGGCGGATCTCGCCGGCCAATGCGGCGGCCTTCCATTTCCGCGGCTTGCTCTCGGCAACAGGCATATAGGCCACGACGTCAACTGAAAGAGGGCCGTCAAACAGAGGCCGGCCGTCCATGGCGTGCTGTGCAGCGAGTGCCAAGCGGCTTTCGTAATTCACCGTTCGTTCAGGAGTGAAGGTGCGGCCGGTCGCCTTGACGAAACGCGCCCTTTCCTTTCCCATCGGGGCGCCGAGCAAGACGATCTCGATCATCCGGCCAATACCGTCTGATCGGCGGCCTCCTGCTCGGCGGGAGCGTCGGCTGCGACGTCGTCGAAAGGATCGACGAACCAGTCTTCACGGGCCAACAGCTCGTCGCACATCTGCTGCAAACGCGGCCAGTTTGTATGAAGTCGGATTACCTCGATTTCATCTCGAAACTCATCGAGCTCGTCGCAGAAGCCTTTCAGCTTGAACAGCGATCGAGCTTCCCGCAGGTATCGCCAAAACGCCTGCATCTCCTGCTCTTTGAGCGACGATCCGTTATGCGAAGATGTCATGCGCATTGTCCTCCTTGATATACGGCGCAATCACTACTGGCTCGCCGTTCTCCTGCTCGAGCGCAAAAAGTAAAAGAAACGCCCAGTCGCCCGGTATGGAATTTCTCTGGAACCAGCGCCGCGCGGTTTCCCGGTTCGGCAGCTCCACATGCGTATGCTTCGCCAGAAGGCCCAAGACGCCATCGACGTCTCGGAAATTATCTTCTAGGAATTTTTTCACACTAAACCCGTTTTCGTCCTCTTGTGTCAAGACCAGCTCCAACATTTTGTTCTGTGTTCGTTCTGCTAATGTAGGTTGTGTTAACCAACAAAACAGACAAACCGTCCGGCGTCAACCTACAAAATGTCTTTGTATGACATTTTCTGTTGACGCCGTCCTACAGACCGTATTACAGCTACTCCCGCAAACAACTTGTTCAACAGGAGGCGTCATGCCCCGGAGGCAGCGATTTCACATGGTCAACGATAGCCCAACAGACCCAACACTTCAGCCAAAGCACCTGACAAAACAGGAGTTCGGCAAGCGTCTTTACCGCCTTATGCTTGGCAAAGGATGGTCGCAGAGCGAACTTGCCCGACAAGCCGGCCTACCGCGTGACGCGATCTCCGTTTACATTCGCGGAAAGTCACTCCCGACGGCCGTAAATCTGGCGGCTCTCGCAAAGACATTCGGCGTTCAGGAATATGAGCTGCTGCCCAATCACGCCGAAAGCGCGATCGACGAAGACAGCCCGGCCTTTGAAATGAAGGTGTCGCCGAGCGCGCCGAACATCGCTTGGGTTCGCGTCAATCGGATGGTGTCGCTCTCGACGGCCGTCAAGATCGCCGAGTTGCTGGAGAATGACCGTGTTAATGACAGAGCAAGAAGCGGCGACGCGCCTTCGGTGCAGTCCGTCGAAGATTAAGCGACTTCGTCTCGCCGGCAAGCTGACCTACGTGAAGGGGAGGCCAGTGCTGATCAGCGAGGAAGCGATTTCAGAATACCTGGAGAGTATCACATGTCGATCCCAGTCCTCGAACCCAACGACAAAGGCGTCTACCACGCCTACTGGACAGAAGGCCGACGCAGCAAGCGCAAGAGCATGGGCACTGCAGACGCTGGCATTGCCCAAGCGCGGTTCGGGCAATGGCTCCTGCTCCGCGACCAGCAGCCGGAAGGCAACGACACGGTCTACACGGTGAACGACTGCTGGACGGTCTATAAGGCGAAGCATATTGACGGCGGCAAGATCGCCGGGCCGGAAACGGCTGATCATAATTGGAAGGTTCTGGGGCCGCATTTCGGGCCTCTGATGATCCCCCAGATCACGCAGAGCGTGATCGATGCCTATGTGGCGAAACGCACGTCCGGCCGTCTCGGCCGGGCCGTCAAGCCGCAGACGTGCCGCAAGGAGCTGCAGACGCTCTACGCGGCGATCCGGTACTGCACCGTTAAGCCGAACGCGCTGTTCTCGTCAACCCTGATCGAGAAGACGGTTCTACCGGAAGCGGGCGAGCCCCGCGACCGCTGGCTGCGCATGGACGAAATGAAACGGCTGTTGGAGGCCGCCGCTCGGCTGCGCCGCGGAACGCGCCTGTCCCGTGGCGAGCGGTATCTGTGGATCGCGCTGGAAGCTCCTGCCCGTATGTCGGCTATTCTTGAACTGACATGGGACCGAGTGCATTTCGATATCGGGACGCTCGAATTCGACGTGCCGGGGCGCAAGAAGACGAAGAAGCGCCGCGCGACCGTGCCGATGTCGGCGCCGTTGCGCAAGGTGCTGCAGCGGGCCTATGATGAACGCGAGGGCGATCTGGTGATGGATAACCAGGCCGACGTCTGGGCGACAATCCAGCTGATCGCGATTGAAGCAGGGTTTGGCGGCGTGCGCCCCAAGGTGCTGCGGTCGGAGAAGCCCAAAGCCACCGGGATCTCGCCACATGTCATTCGCCACACGGCGGCCACTCACATGGCTCGCAACGGCGTGCCGCTCTGGAAGATCGCCAAGATCCTGGGCAATACGCTGGCGATGGTCGAAAAGGTTTACGCAAAATGGTCGCCGGATGACCCTGACGGCACCGTCAATCGTATCTCGGCAGGGTTTTTGGAGGCAGCAGAATGACTGACATCGCGCCCGCGGCGCTATCCGTAGTAAACGCAGCACGCTATCTAGGTATCTCGCGCGCATCAATATACCTTCTTATCAAGGCCGGCCATCTACCAATCGCGAAAATAGGCCACCGCACATTATTGCGTCGGGTAGATCTCGACACTTTTCTTACGCGAAATGTAGTAAATAAAGGACGACAGGAGCCAACGAAATGACTGACAACCTACAACGAGAATTTTTGCAGCTGGTAAAACGTATATCGTCGGATGAGCCCCCAACTTCTGCTATTTCAGAAGACGTGTACGATCGATGGCTGTCCGTTTTTATCAAAGAGACGACGAACCATAAGCAGGTCGAAAAATTGCGCTGGCAGCTTATGCGGGTAGGTATCCGATCTCTCATAAACGATTTTCGAAGCGAGCAGCGCAGCCGCCTTAAATCTCCATTGACCGACTACGAAGCTGAACGCGCCGCACGTAAGAAAGCCAGTAACAAGATGTACGCGGCCGTTAGTAAGGAGAGAAAAACCGACGATGCTGCTTATGCCCAAAAACATGGCATAGCTTTGAGTGAAGTAAGTAGCCACAGAACACAGGCAAGTGCAGATGCTTTTCGGCGGAGCATGGACGCCATTACGAGCGCAATGCACGACGAGGTAGCTCGTCGGGTTCATACAATTTTGACAACTTGGATGTGCGACGGCCTACCCCTTGGGAAATGCACGGGTCAAGACCTACTTAGATCGGCCGGAAAAGAAGAAGCTGTCGCGAAAGGTCACTTGGCTAACATGCGGTTCTACAGAGCTTTGCAACAACGCGTACCGGATGACGAAACTGTCGAATGTAGTCTAGATCCCGCAACGTTTATCGATATCTTCGATAGGTGCTTTACGCCGGCTAATTCCGATGTGGCCGCGGGCGTTTTTGCGCCGAGCGCCAAACACCCGGAACCGCAACTCGATAATGGCGCGCATTAG